GGCGGGCTTTTCGTCACCAAGGGCCTGCAATATGCCGACTTCCAGAACCCGGCGGCGGCGATCCCGGCGGCCACCACCGTAGACAAGATTAAGGCGACCTACTGGCTGAAGGACGCCGCAACGATCACCAACGACGTCATCGGCGGGTGCGCTCTCGAAGATCGCGGTTCGTGGACGCAACAGTATGCTTACTGCATCGAGGGCGCGGCGTCGTCGCTGAACGTCTATCGCTACAACATCCGGGCTCCCCTGACCCTGACCGCTGGCGCTATGGTCCTGAGCGGCGCGGACATGGTCATCACCGGCGCCCAAGCGGTCACGGGGACCATTTCGCAGGCGAACAATGGCCGGGTGGCGACCCTTCAGCACGGCTCGGGAAGTGGCGTCCCGTCGCTCTACCTGTTCACCACGACCCGTATCCTGCGGGTGCCTCTCGCGAGCGTGACCACAGGTTCGACGACCTTCGTGGCTGATCAGATGGCGGAAATCGCCCCCGGCGGATCGTTCACGAACCTATCCACCAACTCCTTTACTTCGCTCGACGTCGCCGGGACGCTCGACAAGCTGGTGATCACCGCCGCGACTGGCACCGGGACGATCTACGTTACGGACTACTACACTGGGGGTCAGACGTTCGACCGCCGCGCTGGGTGCCTCGCCTCGCAGAACCCCTCTGCCTCGCGCGACACGGACAGCCCGATTTTTCTTCATAATCTCAGCGGGAACATTCCCTTTGTTTGGGTCGAAGATGGCTGGCTCTTTTGGGTTTACAGTCAGGCGACCACCGCGACCATTAACGCCCTGACCGCCTACCCTCTCGCGGCGGATTTGGAGTATCAGGCGGAAGTCAACAACCGGATCATCTGCCCCAAGATCGCCCTCGGCGCGACGCCCTCCAAGCTGTATCGGGCTCTGGTCAACTGCGCCGAGAACATTGGGGATCACACCATGGGGGTGACCCCGGACATGTATCGCCTCCAGTATCGGACCTCCGGGATCGACGACAATTCGGGGGCCTGGACCGACGTGCCCCAGACCGGCGACCTGTCCGGCGTCCTCCCGGCGTCGAATATCCAGTTTGCCTTCCAGTTCCGGACGGCGGGGGTCATCATGCTCCCGGCTCGCGTCCTGTCGCTGGCCCTGATCTATGAAACCGACGACGCCCTGCCCAGTCAGTACCAGTGGTACTACCCGGACTATGACTCTGGAACAGCCACCTTCGCTTGGATCCAGGACGTTTTGTTCGGTGGGGCTCTGACGACGCACACGATAGAAATATACCGGGCGGACACAGACGCTCTGGTGCTCACGCAGGCCTCGACCGGCAGCACCAACGGCAATTTCCAATATTGGAACGGGACCGCTTGGGTCAATGGTCTCGGGTCCGACACAATTGACACGCGCAGGCGCTTTTCGCCTTCCGGATCTTTGCCCGGCGGAGTCGACCTTTACGCCAAGATCAAGGTGGCCTAAATGGGCCTCCGGTCGGGCGGAGCTGCTGCCCGGCTGATCCGGGACGTAGGCTCTCCTGGAGCAATTCAGGGCGCCAGAAGCACGCGCACATCTGTGCGCATTGGCTCGCTGGCCTCAGCTCTTCCGTTCAACGCTCCTGGTCGGGTGCTTCAACGTGATAGCCGACTGCGCCTTGGCTATTCAGCAGCCAACCTGTCGGCTTCCGGCTCGATCGACTTCACCGGCTCAGCCACCGCAACCTCTCCCTCTTCCGGGTTTTCTGCCACAGGCTCCATAAGCCTGACCGGCTCAGCCACGGCGCAAGCGCTCGCGCAGGCTTCAGCAATCGGTTCAATCGACTTCAACGGCTCAGCCACCGGCAAGGCGCTTGCGCAGGCTTCAGCCTCCGGCACCATCAGTCTGACCGGCCTGTCCGTTCTGGTCGTGCGCTCCAACGCAGCCGCAATCGGTTCAATCGACTTCACAGGGTCTGCTTCGTCGCAGGCGATCGCCAAGGCTTCAGCCTCCGGCACTATCAGCCTGACCGGCTCAGCCACAGCCAACTCTTCTGGCGCAGCCAACGCTGCAGCCATCGGCTCGATTGGGTTCAACGGCTCGGCTGCGGCACAGGCGCTGGCCACAGCGGTGGTCACCGGCTCCCTTTCGATCACCGGCTCAGCCACCGGCAAGGCTCTTGCCCAAGCCTCAGCCGTTGGCCAAATAACCCTGACAGGCTCGTCTGCAGCCAAGGCGCTCGCTCAGGCTGTCTCCGCTGGCACGATAGACTTCAGCGGTTCTGCGACAACAAAGGCCATCATCGTCGGTGGCGCAGTTGGAACAATCGATCTTTTCGGATCGGCGTCTGCGGTCGGCAACACCGAGGCTCTGGCCACACACCCTGACCGCGTGCTTGCTGTCCAGCCCGAAACGAGGTTGCTTTCCATCGAGCCAGAATACAGGCACCTTAGGGTCGAGCAAGACCTGCGGGTCATTAACGTAATCGGAGAGTGAAATGACGTCCTTCACCGCCAACGATGATGGCTCTTACGCCATAATCAAAGATCCTCAGGCTCGTCTGGACTACAAGTTTGATTGGACGGACTGGCTCGGCGCAGACACCATCGCGTCGGCCACCTTTGACGTAGAGGCTGGGTCTGGCATCGTCAAAGACACGCAGTCCAACGACACATCCTCTGCCACAGTTTGGCTTTCTGGCGGCACGGTCGGGATGTCAGCCACAGTCACTTGTCACATAGTCACTGCTGTCGGCAGGCAGGATGACCGATCGTTCACTGTGTTTGTCCAACAAAGATGAACGCTTCCGACAAGCTGCAGGACCTTTCGATCGTGAGGCAGATCCTACTTGAGCGTTTTGCTGCTGGTGAAGCAAGCAAGCTCGACAGCCTGCTGGACGACATCGCCGAGGAAATTCAAAAGAAGTTGGCGTCTGAAAAGCCGCTGACTTCCTATCAGTCTCGTCGCCTGGACAAGATCATAGAGCAGCTGAAGGAGATCGTCAAGATCCCGGCTCCGGACGTCACCGACCTCGCCAAGCTGGAAGCCCAGTGGGCCGCGTCTTCGATCGCAACTGTTTCTGTCTCTGCAGCTCTTCCCACAGAGGCCGTGCTCAAGGGCATCGCTCAAACGGCTCTCGTCGAAGGAGCAACGATCGGCGACTGGTTCAAAAAGCTTGAGTCGACCGTTGCCTTCGAGATCCAGCGCAGCATCAAAGTCGGCGTGTCTCTTGGTGAAACCAATGAGCAGATCGCCAAGCGCATCATCGGTGCTGCCGGCGACAAAGGCCCAGAGATCATGCCAAGAGCAAAGAGGGACGCTCTAGCGATCGTTCGCACGAGTGTTCAGGTGATCTCTAACGAAGCCAGGATGAAGACCTATGAAGAGAACAAAGATCTGATCAAGGCTCTTCAATGGGTGAGCGTTCTTGACTCGCGCACCTCAGACATCTGCATGGCAAGGTCCGGCTTGACCTGGAGCTTCCCGGACCTCAAGCCAATAGGACACAGCATCCCGTATCTCAGCGGCCCACCGGCACACTGGGCCTGTCGCTCAACGGTCATACCAGTTTTGAAGTCCTGGAGAGACCTTGGCGTTGACTTTGACGAGATCCCTGAGTCAACTCGCTCATCCATGGACGGCCAGGTTGCTGTTGGAACCACATTCGATCAGTTTTTGAAAGGCAAGCCGGACTCATTCGCAGATGAAATGCTTGGCAAGGGTCGAGCGCAGTTGTGGAGAGACGGGAAAATTACATTATCACAGTTGCTAAATTCTCAAGGAAGGCCGATAACTCTTGCCGAACTTCGTCGGCGCTGAGGTCGTGCCAAAGCGTCAAAACCGGGCGGTGCCCAAAGTCCAGAGGACAACATGAGCGAGAACACTGAACAGGACGACCTGAAGGCCCAGATCGAGGCGCTGAGCAACAAAAACCGAGAGCTCCTCGGCGAGCTCAAAGTCGCCAAGCAAAAGGCCAAGGGTGTCGAGATCGATCCGACCGAGTACGCCAACCTGCAGTCGCAGGTGGAGTCTCTGACGTCTGATCTCGACAAGACGACCAAGGCGTACAACAAAGAAGTCGAGGGGCTTCGCAAGAGCCTTTCTGAAAAGGACACCGCCATCCAGAGCTATCTGGTAGACAATGGCCTGTCTGACGCCTTGGTCAAAGTCAACGTCCGACCGGAGATGATGCCGGCTGTGAAGGCCATGCTTAAGGTCAACGCAACCGTGCAAAATGCCGATGGTCAGTACTCTGCTCTCATGGGTGGAAAGCCCATCATGGAAGCTGTGACCGAATGGGCGGCTACGGATGAAGGCAAGCACTTCGTCTCTGCGCCCCCCAGCTCAGGGAGTGGTGCTCCCGGTGCTGCAGGTGGTGGTGCCGGCAAAGGCGCTGCAGGCTCCCTTGGAGGCTCTCGCTCCGACCGCGTCAGCGCTATCAAAGAAATGTTCCCCGACCTCTCACAATAGGTGATCCACCATGTCCCTCTCCCAGATGCAAGTGTTCAACGAATACATCATGCCGGCCACCATCGAGACCCTGTCTCAGATGGTCCAGAAGTTCAACGCGAGCTCTAACGGCGCCATCCGCCTGACGACCGCCAGCTTCGAAGGCGACTTCATGCAGGAGTCGTTCTTCGCAGGCATCCACAGCGCTCGTCGCCGGGTTGACCGTTACGCTGCGCAAGGCGCGGCTGCTGCGACCGACCTGACGCAAATCAAGCGCAGCGCTGTGAAGATCGCTGGCGGCTTCGGTCCGATCCGCTATGAGCCCAGCCAGATGACTTGGCTCAATCAACCCACGGCGCAGGGCATCGAGGTTGCCTCGCGCAACTTCGCCGAGGCTCTGCTCCAGGACCAGCTGAACACGGCTGTCGCCGCGCTCGTGGCCGCGATCAACAACCAGGGCGCCACCGTCCGGGTTGACGTCTCGGCGACCCCGGCTGCGGTCACCTACGGTGCGATGAACAACTCGCACGCTAAGTTCGGCGATGCCAGCGATCGCATCGTCGCGAGCGTTATGACCGGCTCGGTGTTCCACCGGTTGATCGGCCAGAACCTCACCAACACCGCGCAGCTGTTCAACGCCGGCAACGTCCGCGTCGTTGACGTTCTGGGTCGGGCGATCATCGTCACCGATGCTCCTGGTCTGTTCCTCGCCGGCACGCCCAACAAGGACTACGTGCTCGGCCTGGTCGACTCAGCGGCTGTCGTTTACGACGGCGGTGACATCATCAGCAACATCCAGACTGTCAACGGCCAGACCCGGATCGAGACCACCATGCAGGTGGACTATTCGTTCGGCCTGTCGCTGAAGGGCTACACCTGGGACGAGGCCAACGGCGGCAAGTCTCCGACGGACGCCGAGATCGCCACCGGCTCCAACTGGGACAAGACATCGACCTCGATCAAGGACACCGCTGGTGTGCTCCTGATCGGCTCCGCTGACGTCGCGCTCTGATGAAACTGGAGGGGAGGCGGACAACCGTCTCCCCTCAACCACAGGAGGAATGAATGCGAAAGCCAATCATCTACGAGCCTCATCCCGTGAGCCCAGAGCGCAAGGCTGAATTGGTCGCCGAAGGCTACC